GCGCCGACGATGAGCCGTCGCTCACAGAATCGCCGGACACGTCAGAAGTCATGGAACGTATGAATCAAACTATTAAAAAGTACGACGGAGGAAATTAACCATGAGGACGATAACTCAACTCCGCGAGGATATAAAGATCCTTGTCGAAAAGCTGGGCGACATGCGGTCACTGTGCGTTACAGAAAACCGCGACCCGAACGAAGACGAAATGAGGGCGGCAAACGGTTATTTGAAAGAGATCGAAGATCTGGAAGCCGCGCTGGAACTGGAAACCCGTACACAGGAAACCCTGGACCGGATGAAAGAACCGGAAACCAAGCCGGACAAAACGCCGGTTGACACCCGCAAGGAAAAGAAAGAGCAGGAAAAACGCGACAGCTTTGCATCTGCGGGCGAGTTTTTCCAGGCGGTTATGAGAGCCGGCACACCCGGCGGGCCAGTCGATCCGAGACTGTCCACCAGGGCGGCAAGCGGACTTTCAGAGTCTATTCCCAGTGACGGTGGATTTCTGGTCGAAAGCCAGATGGCCAACGAGATTCTGAAAAACGTCTGGACTTCCGGTGAGATCCTTCCGCGGGTCAGCAAAGTGACGCTGTCCGGCAATAAAACCGGCATGAAGTTCAACGGCCTGGATGAAACCAGCCGTGTGGACGGTTCCAGGGCCGGTGGTATCAAGGCTTACTGGAAAGGTGAAGCTGCAGAGAAAACCGCCAGCAAGCCGAAATTTCGTCAGATCGAACTGTCGCTGAATAAGTTGATCGGGCTTTGCTATGCGACCGACGAATTGCTGGACGATGCGAATGCCCTGGCGCAGACCATCACCGAAGGGTTCAACGCTGAATTCCAGTTCAAGCTGGTCGATGCGATCATCAATGGGACCGGGGCAGGACAACCGCTGGGCATCATGAATTCCGGCTGCATGGTTTCCGTAAGCAAGGAAGCCGGCCAGGACGCAGACACCATCGTGTTCGAAAACATCAACAAGATGTGGTCGCGATTGATGGCATCCAGCCGGCCGAATTCGGTCTGGTGCATTAATCAGGACTGCGAACCACAACTACATACAATGTCCGTGGCAGTGGGTACGGGCGGAGTACCGGTTTACATGCCTGCCGGCGGCGCATCCGCGTCACCGTACAGCACATTGTTCGGGCGCCCGGTAATCCCGATAGAACAATGCCAGACCGTCGGGACCACTGGTGATATCATCCTGGGCGATTTTTCCAAGTACAAAATGATCGACAAGGGTGGGATGCAGTCTGATGTCTCAATTCATGTGAGGTTTATATATGACGAATCCGTGTTTCGCTTCGTATATCGAACGGACGGACAACCCATACTGGCGTCCGCGATAACTCCCTATAAAGGGACAAATACATTATCGCATTTCGTCAAATTGAACAGCAGAGACTAGAAAATGAAAGCTGCTGATTTGCATAAAACAAGGCATGGCCGGTTGATAGTTTATCACAAACTATCATTCCGCGACAAGTACGGCCATGTCTTGTGGCTTTGCCAGTGCGATTGTGGTGGACAAAAGATTGCCCAAACTGGTGACCTAACAACCGGTCGAGTAAAAAGCTGTGGTTGTATGCGCCATCGGAAGGGAAAGGAAAGCCCGACATGGAAAAGGGTTGAACGTCGCTGTGCTTTTTGTGGAAAAAAGCTAAACGTTTATCCATGCCACGCAAAAAAATACGAGATGTCATTTTGTGGGAATGAGTGCAAGGGTAAATGGCGTGCTGAAAACCTAACTGGCAAGAATGGTAGCCGTTGGAAACCTAAGGCCAAGGTAGCGTGTCCGATTTGCGGACACATAAGGAAAGTGCAACCGAGCAGGGCAATATCGAAAAATGTTGTTACTTGTGGAAACAAAAAGTGCCGTTCGCTTAACCTTAGCCTAAAACGTTCTGGCCGAAAAAATCCTAATTACCATGGCGGCAGTCCTATACAACGGAAACTTGGCAAGCGGGTATCTGTTGGAATCCGGAAAGCGTTGAAGTTTAAGAAAGATGGCTACTCCTGGGAACTGATGCTCGGATACACCAGAAAACAGTTATTTGACCGTTTAAGTTCAACGATGCCAGTCGGTTATACATGGGACGACTTGGACAAGCTACACATCGACCACATTGTTCCAAAATCAGCATTCAACTATGAAAGTTATTTTGATGCTGATTTTAAAAGGTGCTGGGCATTGAAAAATCTGCGCCTTTTGCCTGCCGATGAGAACATGAAAAAGGGCGCCATGCTTGAACACCATTTCCAACCGCAACTAAAACTGCAGCTTATGCAAGGAAGCGGCAAGACAATCAATAACGAATTAACGCAGTAAACGAGAGGTGAAAAAATGGACTTCAATTTTGCAGAACAAGCAAAAGTTATCAATGTCTATTCGCCTGCTGATTTTTCCGGCGGGGCGATGACGACAGAATGGGTTTCAGCGAAAACCGGGACCAAATTAACATGGTTCGTGTCACTGGGTGTGCTGCATGCGAGCGCTGACAGCATGGACGTTACGCTGAACGTGGCGAACGATGCCAGCGGCACCAAAAGCGCGACCGCTGCCGCCAGCATGGACCTGACGCTTGACTATTACTACAAGGGCGGCGCGAATCCGAGCGATACGATGACAAAAACATCGGTGTCGTCCAGCACGTTCACCATCGCGTCAACGGACGATGGCCGGATCCTGATGATCGAGGTCGACACGTCACAGGTCGGGCAGTTTTCGAGTTCGTCCACGTCGTATGACGCCGATTATGTGCGTTTAGCGATCGCTGCACCCGGCGCGTCTGCACTAATTTCGTGCATGTGCATTGCAACTGGGCTGCGGTACGCGAGCGAATCACCGCCGACCGCGATTACCTGAAAACTAAATGCCCTGCTCATAACGAGCAGGGCACAACCAGCAAACGAAAGGACATTAATATTATGGCAGAGGAAGGGACCGTCAAAGACGGGTATGTAATGAACATCTATGATCATTTCAAGGCATATGATGTCATAAGTATTTTTCGGCCATTGCTGGACAGCGGCAATTTTTATCTGCGTCCAGAGGACGGCAAGATAAAAGCAGACAAGGTGGCACTGTCAAAAGATACGCCATGGGTCCATGTTAGACACACGCCAGGTTTTAAATGCGGGTTGTGGCACCAGATCACGTTCAAGCATGTCGTGCCGACGTTGCCGCCGTCGCAGCGGTTCGTGCCGCGGCATTGCCAGCAGTGCTGGAAGGTCGTCGTGAAACCGCGAACGCTGCAGCAACTGTTTAATTTGCTTGAAGTTCAAAAGGCATTAGACGTGCCGGCAAAGTGCGGCATTGAGGAACGCGAATCCGTGCATGGGCTGTATGGCGGTTATTTTTACAACAAAAGCCTGCCTGCCGGGATGGATTGCTACGAACGAGTTAAATCCGCGATGATGGACAACGAACACCTGGCGCCGCTGGTCGATGAAGTCGACGAAGATGGCAGAACCACCAGGATCATTCTAAAGCGCGCCTGCACGGAATACGAACATGAGATCGGGGATTCCAGCAAATGGACGGTGACGCCGGAACAGAATTTTATCGAAGACATTATTGATAATTATTTTGTCGACGACAACTGGATGCTGAGACAACCGGAACATGTTTTGTGGAGCGTTAAGCGCCGGTGGATTGAGTTTGCGTTTAAGCACGGCGACGCAACCTATGCGCTATATACCGGCGGGAAACCGTTATATCCGCCGTATGTGACATATCATCAACCAGATCTATTGAAGGAGGTGGTGAAAAGTGACCAGGATAGTGTTTAAAAGGGATTTCGAGGGGTACAAGGCTGGCAACGAATACGATGTCGAACGCACGCTGGCATCCAGAATTATGGACCGCGGGATCGCCATATCATATACCGACCACCTGGCCGAATTGCAGAAAGCTGCAGACGCAAAAGCCAAAGCCAAAAAGGTGGCCGCTGAAAAAAAGGCTGCGGAAGAAAAGGCAGCGGCCGAGAAAAAAGCCAGGTTGTTAAAAGAAAAAGAGGAATCAAACAGCGACAAGGCTGATTCTAAAACCGCAAAAAAACGGACAAGGGCAGTTAGAAAACGATAACCCAAACAGAAAGTGGGGGCTGACAAATGGCCAACTATGCACCGAGTACAAGGGCAAGAATCGCAGACCTGATCACCGGGATGCACGTTAAAACAACCGATGGCGGACTGGCTGCGGCCGAGTTCACCGATACCGCACAGACCGAACTTTTCAACATTGTCGGGCGGATTGCCGTCAAGCAACTTTTTATTGAGATCACATCCGCGGCCGATGCCAACGCAACGCAAGTGCTTTTTAATTGCACGTTTACCACGCCGACGATTGCCGTGAATGCCATGGGCGCCAAGTGTGCCAGCATTGCGTCTGTCGGCGCCCATACCAGGATTGTGTGGGTGGGCGGCGCGGTTGCGACTGCGCATGTCATTACCGATAGCGCAGGGCTGACCGATGTCGAGGGCGCTGGAAAGATTCACATCCTGGGCGGCGAGACTGCTGCAGGGGCGAATACTGTCGGCACCATTGGCATGTTGGCTGACGATGCAACACAGGCCGGCACCATTTCTGCCACGGCGCATCTTTTTTATTACCCGATGAGCGAAGGCGCCTATGCCGAAGCAGTGGCGGGCGTTTAACGGGGTTTAGAGGTTCGAATAGTGAAAACGACGTGGGCACCGGTCTGAATGACCGGTGCCCATAAGTGAGAGGTGAAGCATGGCCATTACAGTCACAAGTCCATCGACTGCAAAATTTGGATGGATAAAAAACGCAACATCTGCCGATGCATCCGGATGTGAAGAAATTATCGCAGCGCCTGGTGCCGGAAAACATTTTGAAATTGACAGGGTCTATATTTCCAGTGATTCAGCGGAGTCTGTCACGCTTGGCACCGGGGAAACAGCCGGGGCTGTGACGACAGCATTGCTGGGACCGGTCACGTTTGCAGCTGGGCAGTGCATTCGCTGGGAATTCAATCCGCCGTTAAGAACTGATGCCAACGTTTCTTTGACGGTCGATGCTGGTGGTGCTGCCAACATCTGCGTGTTTGTGCAGGGCAGAACAGAATAATACAAGGGGTGGCGCATAATGAGATATTTAAGCGTGTTCTTGATACTTTTAATGGCACCAGCAGCATTCGCTGCAACCGATGTCAAGTTCAAGTTGGCTGGAGTTGATAATGGCTTTCAAAATGAAACCGCCAAGGCAGGTTGACGAGAAGCATACGCCAGAACTGTTTTTTCTCGGCAGAACAGTCGATGAAGGTCTGGAAACAGAGCGGACCGTCTACGATGTCGAGGTGGAAGACACGACCGAAGCAGTGGCTGATAATCGCCTGGGTAGCTTGAAGAAAATGGCCTATGGCGGTGAGCTTGAGTTCACGCTTTATTCTACTTATTATGCCCTGCGCTGGAATGATACTGTTATCGCCAGAGGTCAAATCAAGGGTAGGGTTTGGACAGGCAGTCAATGGGTTGACACGGCTTTTACTTTTGCCGGAGCGACTAAGCAGAAACCAAGCGATTATACTTATAGGTTTATGCGTGAGATCACTGCGCTGGGACAAACAAACTGTTTGGCAATAGAGTTCTCATTCGGCAAGGGGTACCAGGATAGTCGGTTTTACTTGGACTGCCCTGGTAAGTATGTTCAGATCGAATGGACAATTGAACTGCGGCTCGCCGCTTTGCCTGAGAATAGAAGTGATGGCAGGGGTATTACTTACGATCCA